CGCCTAGGCATCCATCCTCAGGTCTTTATCTCCACTACACCTAAGCCCATCCCTCTGATTCGCTCTCTCATCATCCGAGCGCAGAAGGAGCCGGAGAAGGTCGTCCTGACCACGGGCTCGACGTATGAGAACCAGGCGAACCTCGCCAAGACGTTCTTCACCCAGGTGGCTCAGTATGAGGGCACGCGCCTAGGCGACCAGGAGCTACATGCGAAGATCATCGATCCACGAGAGAGCGGCATCGTTCGCCCGAACTGGTTCAAACTCTTCCCGGCATCCACTCCACTGCCCAAATTCGAGATCATCCTTCAGAGCTACGATACAGCTTTCACGGAAAAGACTCAGGACCGCAAAACCAAAGACCCAGACCCCTCCGCCTGTACCACCTGGGGTGTCTTTCTCATCCCCATGTCTATCCGACTCCTTTACAGCATCCCCAATCACATTCAATACGCCGTTCTTCTCCTGGACGGTTGGTCGGATCACCTGTCCTACCCCAACCTGCGTGAGAAGGTTCAGAAAGAGTACCGAGACTCCTACTATGGGCCCAAAGGTGATGAGCGTCGTGCGGACGTCGTTCTGATCGAAGATAAAGGGTCGGGCATCTCCTTGAGGCAAGACCTCGCCCTGGCCGTTCCGGTCAGACCCTATAACCCGGGCAGGGCGGACAAAGTGCAGCGCCTGCACGCAGTCTCGAACCTGCCGTGTCAGGGAGTGGTCTTCATACCTGAGTCCCGTCACACGAAGGGCAAGCCGACCGATTGGGCTGACGTAGTCATCGACCAGGTGTGCTCGTTCCCGCTGGTTGAGCATGATGACCTTGTGGACACCTTCAGCCAAGCTCTGCAGTACCTGAAGGATCAAGGTTGGCTGGTCATCGACGCTCCTGAAGAGGAAGATGATGACTACATACCCGAGCGTAAGGCCGGAAACCCCTACGCACGCTAGCGCCGCTAGTCTCCACTGGACAAGGCTCCCCACTGGGGTTATAATAGAATAACCTCCTTAGGAGCCTTCCCGTGCCCGCTCCCGCTCCCGCTCACACACCGCCCTTATCACCACTTCGGATCATTCGAGAAGAGCTTCCCCGCTTTCTTAATGAGCCCCACGCGGCCGACTTTCGGGAAGTCATCTCAGCCCTGGTTCCTCAGACACCATCAGAGCTGGCTATGGAGGTGGCTTTCTCTCCCCTCTCAAAACCGGCACGCTTGGCCTCTCTGGCCGCTTCTGCACTGGCTCACTCGCCAGAGGCTGAGGGGGCTCCGCTGGCTAAGATAGCCCAGTGGTATGATGACGCAGTCTCTCAGATCCTGAAGCGTCGCACGCATGATGCGGGGGAGCCGGATATTGAGATGCCCGTGGGACTCTACAATCCAGGCGGCACCGATAGGGTTCCTTTCTTCACATACCCTGAGACTCCCGATCCACAGGACCTGATCTACAAACGCTCTATGGAGATGCCCCGGAGCAAGTATGCCGATGGTGGCCTGGTTGAGCGACTCAAGTCTTTCGGGTTCTCTCCTGAAGATGTGGACTATGCTCTGGACAGGTTTGAGGAGGAGCGGGAATACCTCCCCCATCGCGGTGCTACCAATTATGAGTCCCGCCCCGAGCGGTACTTGATCATGCCACCGCACAAGATTGTGCCTAAGGAAGAGTGGAAATATGGCTCGTCTGTCGGAGGCATCCACAACTTCCTTGAGGGAATTCAAGTCCCGAACCGTTCCTGGAATTGGGTGTTGCCCGAAGTGCTTACGCACGAAGCGCAACACGCAAACGTGGGGGCCCTACCTCTGGAAGAGATCACCCGCCGAGAGGAAACCCAGAAGGGCATCCTGAACAAGCTGATGGACTATGTCAAGCCCCTGCACCCGGCCAAATACCCCGCGGGTGTCACCGGGCGGGAGTTGGTCCAAGAGCTGGCCCCTGAACTCGTTGCGGCTGAAGGCTATTTGCCAGCTGGACAGAGCCTGATTCATTCCGAATTGGGCCAGCGCATATTCCAATCGCCTGAAGAAAAGCTGTGGTACATGTCGCGTCGATACCCGCCAATGCGAGATCCTGAGGTCAAGAACGGATATCTCGATGCGATCACCGGCGCGGCACCGCGCTGAAGGATAATTCTCCATGGCCTCACCCCTCACCGCTATTCTGAAAGCCCTCAAGAAGCTCAACTTGGATCCACAAGAGGTGGATCGATCGATGGGGCGAGCCGAGCTCTTAGCTGAGCAGACTCCGCTGGAGCGGTACTCCCCTTCGTTGGTGGCCCGCTCTACCTCGTTATCTCCAGCGGCTCAGCGTGGATTCTCAGAAGGGCTGGTCCCTACTCGAGCACCATTTGCCACCGCTCTTATGCGCCCCTCGGAGTTCCTGGAGCGAACCCCTCCACTGAGCACCTCGCATGATCAACGCATTCTGGAAAGTCTGCGCCCCTCCATTCAGAAGGATAAGCTCAGGGATGCCCCGGTGCTCTGGATTGATGAGTATCCCGAGGCTCTTGAGGCCGGATACGAGGGTCGCCATCGCATGCAGACTCTCCTGGACCTATATGGGAATGATCCCGTTCCGATCAATCTGATTCAGGGCGATCGGTATGATCTCAGACCCTCTCAGTGGTATCCGGGAGAGATGGAGCGCACCTACCAAGATCGTCTTTCCGGCTCTCCACTGGAGTTGCTAAGGAGAGAAATTCAATTTGGAGGGCGCCCTGTAGAGCTCTCTCCCCTGTGGATGAGGGATTAACTCATGGCTCCGCGCATTCCTAAGCAAAATGCCCGTTTCATCAATCCTGAAGCTGAATCCTTCAGAGGCCGATCAGCGCTTGAGGCCTTGCGCGGTTATGCCGGCGCACCCAGCCGAGCTTCTGTCATGTATCCGGGATCACAGCAGGGGTATGAAGCTGGTGAGCTCACTGGAATGGCCGAAATGCTCATTCCTGGCGCTAGCATGGCCAAAGGCGCGCTCGGNGCTATGCTCGCTGGTGTGATCAAGCCGCGTGGCGGGAACTGGATTCCTGGCGACGTTGAAAGTTCCATCAGCAATTTGTTTGAAAGGCTCGGTGAAACCGATCCACAACGGCTTGCGGCGCTGCGTGAGCAGATGGGCAATCCCGAGTTGGGTCGTTCTGGAGAGGCGCTCGGGCGCTGGATCGAAGGTCCGCTTACGAAGTACATCAAGCGGGATATGGCCACACCTGAAGACCCCGTGCGCAAACTCGCGGATCAAGGCATCCTGCATATGGGCATTCCACAGACGATCGGAGTGCCATCCAGGGGGATTCAAGGGGCTAGGAGACTCTCTGGGTTTCCCGAGGAAGGGTTGAGCACCACTCCCGGCGGCTCCCTATGGGAGAACTTGTCCGATCGAGTCGTAGAGGCTAGCCCAGCGAGATACCTGCAAGACGACCCCAAGGTGATAGCCGAGAATCCGTGGATGCAAAAGTTGGACCCGGAGTCGGTAGTATACTCCACTCCCTCCCATATTGAGCGCGGATTGGGTCTCGACCACCTCATCGACGAACTCGGCAATGCGATGAACCCCGAATCCGGCCTGCCGCGCAACCTGCTCCTGCGCCCAGAACAGATGCAGCAGATGGGCATGGAGAAGGCGGTGCGCCACGTGGACGCCATCAACAAATGGCGCGCGGCACAGCAGGCGGCGGCCAATGCAGAGCTCGCCAATAAAGCGATGGCTCTGCGCGAATATCCTGACGTGCCCGAGATGCCCAATCCGAAAGGGTTGCGGTGGATGGAACTGAAAGCCAGCGACGATCTCCCCGAGGGCTGGTCTGTGCAGAAGGGACCGGAGGGAAAGGATATCTACGTCACCCCGGAAGGAAAGATGACTCTTGACCACCCGAGGGCACAAGAACTAGAAAAGCAACTCAAGTATGAAGGCGACACCATGGGCCATTGTGTCGGCGGCTATTGCCCCGATGTATTGGAAGGAAAATCTCGCATCTTCAGCTTGCGGGATGCCAAGGGCGAGCCGCACGTGACGGTGGAGGTAGGTCCTGGACTCAAACCTGACTTTGAGAGCCTCGTCGACCAGGCCTACCGATCGGGAGACCACTCTAGGTTTGAAAGAGAGTTTGATCGAATCAATGGCATTGGGGCCTATGAGCTCCTTGATAGACAGATGCTGGAAGAGGGTATGGGAGAGGACCTCTGGGACTTCACCCAGTATGCTCTGGAGAGGCACCCCGAAACAATGGTTCGGTGGGCTCAGCCGAGTATCAAGCAAGTCAAGGGCAAACAAAATCTCGCCCCCAAGGACGAGTATCTTCCGTTCGTTCAGGACTTTGTTCGCAACTCTCCATTGGGAAACCCCTGGGGCCAGGTAGAAGACCTGAAGAACACCGGATTGCGCAAGGTCGGAGACCGTTATGTGACACCGGACGAGTTGAAAGATGGGCCGAAAACTGCCGACGGGTTGCCAATTGGCTATGAGCCGTTGGACGACCGGCCGGCCTGGAAGGATGGGGGCCTTGTGGCCCAGCCGGACTATTTCGACGATCTGGGGGCTTTTCTGGGGAGATAACCATGCCGCTCAAGAAACCTGCAAGTAGGAAGGCTGGGAAGCCCCAGGAACAAGCGGTAGCCATCGCTTTGGAAGTTCAACGTAGGGCTAAGAAGAAGGGAAAGAAATGATGGATGAGGATGATCTGATTCTGGAAGAGGACGGCTCGGTCATCATCGAGGATATGATGAGTGTGGAGGTGGACGGGTCCGACTTCTATGAGAACCTGGCCGAAAAGCTTCCTGAAACCCTTATGATTCAGGTGGCCGAGGAGCTGCATGAGTCCGTGGTTCGGGACCGGACCTCTCGCAAGAAAAGGGATGAGCAATATGAAGAAGGACTTCGTCGCACGGGCCTGGGTGATGATGCTCCAGGCGGGGCAGAATTTGATGGCGCCTCTCGCGTGGTTCATCCTGTGTTGGCAGAAGCCTGCGTGGATTTTTCAAGTCGTGCCATTCGGGAACTCTTCCCGGCGCAGGGACCGGTCAAAACTTCAGTAATAGGGGAATCCACACCCCAGAAGCTGGAACGCGCGGAGCGCAAGAAGCGCTTCATGAACTGGCAACTTACTTCCCAGATTGGAGAGTATCGAGCCGAGTTGGAGCAACTCCTGACTCAGCTCCCCATGGGCGGTAGCCAGTACCAGAAGTTTTGGTATGATGAGAAGTTGGGGCGGCCTCGCACCGAATTCATTCCGATTGATGACATCTATCTCCCCTACTCAGCCACCGACTTCTACACCACTCCTCGGCTAACCCATCGGCAGCTCATCAGTCGAACGGAGTTCCGGAGTCGAGTGAAGTCTGGGCTCTACCGGGACATCTTCATCCCGGACTCCCACAATCTTCCTGAGTCGTCAGCTTCTGAGCAAGCTAATGATAAGATCGAGGGTCGGGAAGAGGACGGCTACAATGAGGATGGGCTCCGAGAGGTGTGGGAGATTCAGGTCAATTGGGAGTTTGAGGAAGACACCCTCTCGGGAGGGGAATCGGCTCCTTACATCCTGACAATCGACGAGGATACTCATAAGGTCCTGAGCATTTATCGCAACTGGAGAGAGTCGGACGCCCGGTTCCGAAAGCTCGATTGGATCGTTGAGTGGAAGTTCATCCCCTGGAGAGGGGCCTATGCCATCGGGCTTCCACACCTGATCGGGGGGCTTTCGGCGGCACTCACCGGCAGCCTTCGAGCTCTCCTGGACTCCGCTCATATCAACAACGCGGCTTCAATGCTGAAGCTGAAGTCGGGCCGAGTGGTAGGCCAGAACACTCAGGTCAATGTGACTCAGGTCACTGAGATCGAGGGTCCGGCGGGTATCGATGATATCAGAAAGCTGGCCATGCCCATGCCTTTCAACCCCCCGAGCCCGGTGCTTCTGGAGTTGATGGGGCAGATCTACGGCCTGGCCAAGGGAGTGGTCTCCTCCAGTAATGATGCGTTGCAGAACGTGGGGGACCGAACTCCGGTGGGCACCACGATGGCGCTCATCGAGCAAGGCGCTCCCACCTATTCGGCGATTCATGCCCGCTTGCATGAAAGTCAACGAAAGACTCTGGAGATCCTGCACCGCATCAATGAGGACTTTCTGAACCCCGACCAAGTCGCGGAGGATTTGGGGGAGATGCTGGTCACCCCTGAGGACTTTCAGGGGTCTCTCGATGTTCTACCGGTCAGTGACCCAACCATCTTTTCCGAGGCTCAGAGGTTTGCTCAGGTTCAGTCCATCGTGCAGATGTCCCAGGACCAGGCGGTGCCCTGGAACAAGTTGAATGTTTATCGTCGAGCCCTGAAGCAGATGCGGGTGGAGGCCATTGATGAGCTGTTGCCAGCTCCCAAAGACCCCATCACCGCAGACCCCCTGTCGGAGAACTTCTCCGTCATTCAGGAGGGACAGCCGATCAAGGTGGGGGCTGACCAAGACCATCTGGCCCACGCCAGGGATCACCTGACTTTCCTGTCGGCCCCCTGGATTCTGGCCAATCCCCTGATCCCCCCTCAGCCATTGCAAGCCATTCTGCAACATGCGAATGAGCATTTGTTGTTTTACTATTCGCAGCAGCTGGCCCGGGCCGTGGAGCAGCTATCCCTTAATGGAGTCCCGTCGAGCCAAGCGGTGACCCAAGCTCAGCAGTTGGCCGGGCCTCAGTGGGCGGCGGAAATCGGTCCATTGATGCAGCAGATCCAACAGATGCAACAGGGGCTTCAGCAGCGCATGCCGCCCCCGCAGATGCCTCCGGAGGTTCAGGCTAGCATTCAGATCGCTCAGATGGACACTCAGCGAAAGGCTCAGGCGGATCAGGCGGATATTCAACTCCGTCAGGCACAGCAGGTGGCCAGTCAACAGGAAAGTCAAATCCTGCTGTCGCTTAAGCAACAACAGGCTCAGTTCGATCAGTTTATCTCGCAACAAGAGCTTCAGTTGAAGCACCTGGAGCAGCAGGTGGAGCTGATGAAGAACGACGCCGATAACCGCCAGAAGCAGCTGACGGAATTGCTGAAGAACAAGGATGACAATGATACTCAACTGATNATNAAGTCTCAGGAGGGTGACCGNGCTCTGGTNGAGAGCGTNNTTCAATCGAAACTGGCTAGTGACAACTCACTCGATAAGGGGTAAAATCATGATCAATCAGCACAAGCAGATGGCGATGGGGAAGAAGATCCCCCAGGAGCAACAGAAGANCNAACCCGTCGATGGCTACGCCTGCGGGGGTAAAGTGAAGAAGGAAAAGAAAAAGAAGTGATTCAAGACGCCGTCCTCTCTCAGTGTATTCAAAACATCCACTCTCGGATCAAGGATAAGATGCGGGGGTTGGCGGCGACTCGCTTCGAGCAGCTTTACGAGGTGGGTAGATTGCAGGGGCAGGTGGATGGCCTGAAGGAGGCCCTGGACTGTCTAAGCAACGCCCTCGAAGAGCAGGATAAGTAAACCGCCCGCACTCACTCGGCCAGTGAGGAAGTGACCTCCAGCACTTCATGCGGGCGGCCCTTTTCTGGAGTTTTAGGAGAATCGTAATGATTCCAGCTTCCAGCCTCCAAGAGGCATTTCCCGACGTCAACCCCGGCGTCCTGCCGCTCGGGACCAGG